GGTGCCAATTCACTGGACCTGCGCTATGTATCCGCATTGACGGAGCACAGGGTTGACGCGGGTTACGTGCTTTCTGGGCATCGAACTCCTCCACCTGGGCAGGGACTTGACCCTGCAGAAGCAGATCTGGTCGAGCAGTTCAGGCGCTTACCTGCTGATGATCAAAAAACTGTGCGGCGGATCGTTAGGTCCATGGCTGCTGAGGCGGACGAACAGTCCAATTAACTTGTAACAAGATGCGTATCTCCAATGAATTTGCTGCGTAAGGGGGGGCGATTTCTGCCCAATAACGTCGATTCAGCAAATGCAATAACGGAGCAGTACGCATGTTGGAACGCAAGAAATTGGAAAGCAGTTTTCGCGACTCGGTTGGTTGTGAATGGCTGGAGTTAACGAATTTAGAAGTCCGTCTTATCAAGCTGTACCGACAGATACCTGAAAAAGACCGTAAACAAGTACGGCGCATTGCCGGCTATCTTGCTGAACCTTCTGACATCGACTGATCTACTTGGCTCAACACTGAAGGAACGCGCCGGCTCTTTTGCGGCTGGCGCTTGTCGGTAGCATCAAGCAGCGCCAAGCTGATCGAACAACTCCCGCTGTTTCGCCCTGGGCATCTCCTTTAAACGATCGAGCAGCATCCTTTCGAACGACTGAGCCGACGGGCTCAGCGTGTGCGAAAACGTCAATTCCGCAACCCACGTGTGCCCGCACTTTGCGTCCAGGCATTGGCAGTACAACTTCACGAAATCCACGGAAAACTTTTCTCGTGAAGCGATTCGTCCTCTGTGTCCGCACTTGCATTCAACTCGCATTGTGTCCCTCCCCAGGGCATTCAATCGCCACCATATTGCCACAATCTATAGTGGTTATCTCTGAGCTATGAAGATGATGCAGGGTTATCAACTGCACCTGATTGTTTTTTCCAGGTGAATCGCCTGTCTTCTCGTAGTGTGTCGTTCAACTGGTTGAATAGCTGGCAGATCGGTCGGATCTCATTGCTGGTGTACACGCGATCAATCTTTTCGATGTCACCGAAACCGCCGCTATTTTCCGGAATGATGCCGGCCAGCGCCGGGTTCATCCGCCAGGCAGCGATTACGTCGTTACGGGTGATGTTCTTCACCTTTTCCAATTCGTCTTTGGCCTGGAAATCACCGACTGGGATGATCTGGATTGCCTTTTCAGAGCCGCCCGGGATGTTCACGAACATCGACCGGAAGTTACCCACACCTTTGCTCGCACTGATCTGGTCGCGCAGAGTTTCTTCATCCTCTTCGGTCAGGTTTGGATCGTTGGTATAGAAGATGTAACCCGCGTGCGCGCCGTTGCTGTAGTAGCGGCGGCGGAAGAGGGTGGCGGCTTCGTTGAGCAACAGCGCCTGCATACCGCCCAGGTAGTCGGGCACGCCGTAGATGTTTTGTTCCACGTCGTAGTTCATGACGTGCTCGACTTCGTGTTCTTCGAACTCGACCTCTTTGCCGTCCGGCAGCAGCATCACAAACCCGCCTCCAATCCTGACCCGCATGTTGATCGTCGGTAGGTGCTCCATCTGCAGCACCTGGCCGAACGCGTTTCGGTTGCGCAGAAAATAAGCCTCTCCGAACACCATGAAATCCAAGCCGGCACGGCTCATGGTTTGAACCGAACAGCCCTCAGACGCGATGAATTCACGCAGCAGCAGGTTGCGTTTGAACCCGGGAATGGCGCCGTGGTGAGCGTTGGCGCGGAGCAGTTTGGCCAGGCCTAGGCGCGACACTGGCGGCGTGTAGGTCTTGCCGTCGTGGGTAGCGAACACGCCCAGGTAATGCCCGATGTTCTCGGTCAAAACCTGTTCGGGCGCACCGAATGAAAACGCCCGCATCGGACCTGGTGCTGTTTTTGGCTGCTGGTTTTTTACTGGTTTGCCCATTGGTGCTTGATCCGCTGAGTGTGTAGCGGCTGCGCCGCTGCTTATTGGTGTTGAGGGGTTCGTGGGCCAGGGCATGCATGATTGCCCAGGCGATATCGGCATGACCGGACGCATCGGTACGGGACGCGCTGTAGGTCACTTGGCCACCGCCGGTGGTGCCACGCTTGATCGTCAGGAATGCCTGCGCGATGTCGTTCCAGCCGGCGTCCCATTCGATGCGGCTGCCCTGGATCGTGTCCTGCGCCTTGAGCACCAGGGTGTTTTTGGTTTCCAGGCTGTAATGGATCGAGGTCACACGCGGATAGAAATCGCGCACCAGGTCGAACACGCCATAGCCGATGCCAGTGGTATCGATGCCGATGTGTTGCACGTTGAAACGCTCGGTGAGTTTTTTGACCTGCTCGGCCTGGTACTTGAACGACTGCCCGCGCCAGCTGTGCTTTTCCAAAATCCGGAACTTCGCGCCATCCTCCAGCGGCGGGGCGATGACCACGCAACTGGCGTCGTCGCGGGTGCGGCTGGGGTCGTAACCGATCCAGACCGGGCTGTTGCCGAACGGGCGTGGGTCGTCGGGGTCGTAGTCAGTCCACAGCGACTGATCGGAGTAGCAGCGTTCCAGATCGACCAGCGAAAAGGCGCTCTGCGTGCTGTCGATGAATTTGCACATGAATAGCTGCTGAAATTTGTCTTCGTCGTACTCCAGCTGCAGTTGCTCGAGGTCGAACAGATCACAGCCGCCGGCAATGGCATCTAGGATGGTGATGACCTTGCGCCACTGCCCGTCCGGGCACAGCGAGCCAGCCGCAGACTGAGCTTCGCTGGGCCACGGGTCCTTGGCGTTCTTGCGTTTGCTGTTGCGAAACTTCTCGCCCGTCCAGAACGGGTAGGCCTGGTGCGATACGGCGCTGGGTGTAGAAAAGTAGGTCTTGCGCCACTTCTTGTGCGTGGCCATGGCACTGGCGACGGTGTTCAGTTTTTCGAAGTCGCGAATCCAGAAGTATTCATCGACGTAGACGTGCCCATGGTGACCTTGGGCGGTGCTGCTGTTGGTGCTGAGGAAACGCAGCTCGGCCCACGGCTTGCCGTCTTTGCTCAGCGCGATCGGGTTGCCGGTCAGCTCCAGGCCGAACCACTCCTGGGCAAATGACACGATGTAGCTGCGGAAAATCTCGGACTGGGCGCGGCTGGCCGACAGGAAAATCTGGTTGTCACCGGTGAGCACGGCGTCCATGAACGCTTCGCCGGCGAAGTAGTAAGTCAGGCCTACCTGGCGGCTTTTCAGGATGTTGCGAATTCGGCTTGTCAGCGGGTTCTGTTTGGCGGCAAACAGTTCCTTTTGGTAGCCGTACATTTTGCTGATGAACTTATCGAGAAAGTCCACTTCCGTCAGGTTGCCGACTTCGTTTTTGGCTTTTTTCTCGCGCTTCTTCCCGCCCTTGTCGCTGCGATCGTTTCGGTCTTTGCGCTGACCATCTCGGCGCTGGCCATCATCTGCTGGCGGATCTCCGATCGACGCCGGCGCCGGTTTCGCCGACTGCTTTAACAACCGTTCGCGAACGGTGGTCAATCGGTCGAGCTCGTCCAGATCGCCTTTGGACAGCGATGTGGTTTTGTCCAGGAGCAGGGTGATTCGCCGGCCGATGGCGGTCAGCGGTTCTTCGTCCGACAGCATGTCGTCCCACTCACCCTGGCGAATCCAGTAGTAAATGATCCGGATGTTGGGCAGGGACAATTGCGCCTGAATTTCACGCGGCTTGCAGCGGCGTAAATAGAGGCGTTTAGCGGCTTCTTTTAGTTCGGGGGCGTATGGCATGGCCGCAGTCTATGCGGCGAAAAGGTGGGAAACGCGGGGTTAAAATCCGTGTTCTACCTAGATCGGTGATATAGGACCAGAGCAGAAGTGAACCGTTTGTTTGGTGGTCTGCCGGTGCCTATCGTGGCGGCTCAAATCACCGATTGAGCGCAGTTATCGCCCATGCCCCGTTCCCTTGTTTCGTTCTGGAAACGTGTCGCCACCAGCGGCCCGACCGTAGATGGCCGCGAGATCCTTCCCCAGGAACTGCGCGATATCGCTGAGACCTACAAAGCCGCCACTTACACGGCGGTGATCTGGTGCGAACACGAACGCTGGTACGGCTCTCACGGCACTGTGTACGCGGTGCGTCTTGTGGAGGAGGGCGACGATCTGGTCCCGGGCCAAATCGCCCTGGAGGCGCAGTTGAAGCCCAACGACAAACTGCTGTGGCTCAACGACCAGGGCGAAAAGCTGTTCACCAGCATCGAGATCACCCCGAATTTCGCGAACACCGGCAAGGCCTACCTGACCGGCCTGGCGGTGACTGACGAACCTGCCAGCCTGGGCACCCAAGAACTCTACTTCTCGAAAAAGACCAGTAAGGCCGCGTATTTCGCCGCCTCCCTTGAGCTTGGCCCCTTGCGCGACGACCAGCCACAAGGCGAATTGGCCAAGCTCCTGGGCATGTTCACCGGGCTGTTCAAGCGCTTCGGTCTCGAAGAAACCCCTGCAGACCCGCAAACCCCCACCGAGAGCAAACCCCCAATGGATGAAGCAACAGCCAAGGCCGTTAAGGCCCTGATCGAACAATTGATGATTGTGGCCGCCGGCCTGCAAGCCTTGATTGAGCCGATTGTCACTGAGGAGGAGCCGGACCAGGCGCCAATCGATGAGGTGCAAACGGCGGTCGATGCGATCGTCACCACGGCCGAGGAAGAAAAGAACCTCAGCCGCCAACCGTTCGGCAACCAAGCTGTTTTGGCCAGCCTGGCGCAACTGCAACAGCAATTCTCAGCACTGGCGAACACCCCTCAGGGTCGCCACTTGCCACTCTCCACCGGTCCTGCCGATATCAAAAAGCGGGTGCTGTGATATGAGCCAACAATCTCTGTCTAACCGCGCTCTAAAGCAGTACGCCGCCCTGCGCGAAGCGATCGGCGAAACCTACAGCGTGGACGTCTCTCGTCAGTTCAACGTCGAGCCGAGCATTGCTCAGGAACTGAACGACAAGATCACCGAGCGCGCCGATTTTCTTGAGCGCATCAACGTCGTACCGGTCACTGAAATCAAAGGCCAAAAGGTCATGTTCGGTGTGAACGGCCCGGTGACCAGCCGCACCAACACCAAGACCACCGACCGCGAAGCCAAAGACGTTTCCGACCTGAACGGTCTGGGCTACGAACTGTTCGCCACCGAGTCCGACGTTGGCTTGCCATTCGCCAAGATCGACAGCTGGGCCAAGTTCCCGGACTTCGCCGATCGCTACTCGGCGGCGGTACAAAAGCAGATCGCCCTCGATCGCATCATGATCGGCTGGCACGGTGTTACCGCCGCGATCCAGACGGATCTGACTGCGCACCCGATGCTGGAGGACGTCAACAAAGGTTGGTTGCAACTGGCGCGTGAACAGATCCCCGAGCAGGTGCTGCACGAAGGGAAGACCGCTGGAAAAATCACCCTCGGTGCCGGCGGTGATTACGAAAACCTTGATGCCCTGGTGCACGACACCAAGCAAATGATCAGCTCCGTGTTCCGTGACGGCGGCGACCTGGTAGCGATCGTCGGCAGCGACTTGTTGGCCGCCGACAAGGCCAAGCTGTATTCCAACCAGGCCGGCAAACCAACCGAGAAAGAGCGCATTGAAAGCGCCCAGGTGATTGCGACCTACGGCGGTCTGCCGACCTTCACTGTGCCGCACTTTCCGGTCAACGCCGTGGTGGTCACCAGCTGGGACAACCTGTCGATTTACTTCCAGGACAGCAGCTGGCGTCGTCACCTGCTGGAAAATCCGAAACGCTCCCGCGTTGAAGATTACAACGGCCGTAACGAGGGCTACGTGATCGAGCAGTTGGAGAAATTCGCGGCCGCTGAAAACGTGGAGCTGATCTGATGAGCCTGGCACTGGCGCACAAGCGCCGCGTTCAAGCCGAAGGGCCAGCGGCTGCCGGTGCCGAGACGGTGGTGTATTCCTCCACCACCGCGCTGTCCAGCCCCGCCAACGGCAAAAAGCACCTCAAGCTGATGGAAGACGCATTGGCTCAGGATCTGGAGCGCATCAGCGCGATCAACAGCCGGGAACTGCGTCAGCAGCTCAAGCGCGACGAACTGCTGCCCAAGTACCTGGACTACGTGCAGCGCTACCGCGATTCCGGATTGAATTTCCCGAACTCGGTAGTGATGCAGGTTCTGGTCTGGCTGTTCGACACCGTGCAATTCGAAGCAGGTCTGGACCTGGCAGATTTCGCCATGGACCAAGGCCAAGCCATGCCCGAGCGGTTCCGGCGCGACGTGCCGACCTTCGTGGCGGATGCCGTGATCGAGTGGGCCGAAGCCGAACAAAAGGCCAATCGCAGTCCTGAACCATATGTCTCCGACCTGCTGCCGCGAGTCGATGGCGAATGGCAACTGACCGAGCAGATCCCGGCCAAGTACCACAAGTTGATTGGCATCCGTGCCATGGCCGCCAAGGAGTGGGCGAACGCCATCAATCACTTTGAGCGCGCCACGGAACTGCACGCCGCCATCGGTGTGGGCACTCGCCTGGATGGCGCCCGCAAGGCCCTGGCAAAACAACTGGCTGAACAAGCCACCGAATAACCGACTACCCCCCCCGGCGAGAAACTGTGGATGTGAGCCAGCCATTTATGGCCCTGACCCACTGAAACAGTTTTCCCGCCCCTATTTGAGTGGCCAGCAATGAGCAGCTTTTCCGGGAAACCCACGACCTTTGTGGAACAGGCGATAGAGAACGACGGCTTTTGGCCGAACCTCTCCGTGACTGAGTTTCAGAAGGGTTACCGCCTGCCGGCGGAGTACCTGGTGGACATGCTGGTCACTGATTTGAGCACCGCGATGATCGAGGTCAATCGTGACCTGGCCAAGCGCAAACACCAATGGCAGAACGTCGGCATCACCACCGTGGAATCTGCGGACCCTATGGTGCTGCCGGAGCGCACATTTCACACAGCGACGTACAAGCGCGCCGTGTATTGCCGCGCCAAGGCCAGTTTGCTGACCCAGTTCGCCACCGTGAACCGTCGCGACAGCGCGGAAAACATTGGCAAAGAACTGCCCGAGCGTGGCGAAACCTTTCTGGAATTCAGCCAGCAGGCCGTCCGCTCGCTGCAGGGCCGTGGCCGCATCACGGCGATGCTGTTGTGATCAAGCTGCAAGCACTCACGCGCTACCTGCTGGAACGCCAGCTGGTGCCCGCCGAGCAGCTCGACAGCTGGACCGAACAAGTCACGCTGGAACTGGTGTGGAAGCCGGACGTGGCCGGTATGCACATGGCCGACATGCGCTATCGCGTCGCGATCGTGCTGGAGCGCTTCGCCGATCACCCGGGGCGGTTGATGGCCCTGGTCGGCAGTTGGCTGGAGAACAACGACACCGATCGCGATCGCCACGAACTGCCGGCGCCGCTGTTCGCCGTGGAACCGCTGGATAACGACCTGTTCGACGTGGACATCACGCTGGAATTCGTCGAGCCGCAGTACCTGGCCGAAGACCCAGCCGGCGAGATCGAGGCTTTTGGCAAGACTTGGGCCTTTGTCCCGTTTGACCTGTGGGTCGCTGAACACGGCGAGGTGGGCAGCGATGGCCGCTAATCCGTGCGACCTCGATGTCAGGGGCTTGCTCAGCGTCGACGCCCAGTTGGCGTTGCTTGAACTGCGGCCCCAACTGCGCCGGCGGTTGCTGAACAACGTCACCAAGCGCGTGCGCTCGATGAGCCGTAAGCGGGTGCGTGAGCAGAAGAACCTGGACGGCTCGCCTTTCGCTGATCGCAAGGGGTCGGCCAAGGGCAAAAAGAAGATGGAAGCCGGCCTGGCCAAGCTACTGCAGGTCACGCGGGTCAGTTCGGACGAAGCGGAGCTGGGCTGGAAAAACGCGCTGACCCGTTGGGTCGCCTCACAGCAGCACAACGGCGTCAGCGAGCGCCGAACCGCCGCGCAGATGAAGCGTTGGAACAAAGTCCCGCCGGGTATCGCCTGCACTGACAAGCAAGCCAAGCGCCTGCGCCGGTTGGGATTCAGCACCCGGCAGAAAGGCAAAAAGGCACTGACCAGGCCGTCGGTAGCGTGGATTCAAGAACACGTGAATTACGCCAGGGCCGGTCTGCTGATCCGCATTTTGAGCGACGAGCAAGCCGAGACCTCAGGCGCACAAAGCTGGGACATCACCCTGCCCAAACGTCAGTTCCTCGGCGTGGAAACCGGGGATGAAACCCGCGAGCTGGTTAACCAGGTCTTTCAACAAATCCTAACTTCACCCCGCTAACGAGGCACAGCATGGCACTTGGCAAAGTCGGCGTTAACAATCTCAATCTGGGCCAAGGCGCCGTGACTGAGATCGAACGCTATTTCCTGTTCATCGGTCCCGGTCCGAAAAACACCGGCAAATTGGTCACCCTCAACACCGACAGCGACCTGGATGCTGCCCTGGGCGTGCCGGCCAGCGACCTGAAAACCCAGATCACTGCCGCACGCTTGAACGGTGGCGATCGCTGGGCCTGTGTGGCAGCGCCGATCGCTGCAGATGGCGAGTGGACCAAGGCCCTGCAAATGTCCCAGCAGCAGGGCTTTTCGGTCGAAGGCGTGGTGATCACCAAGCCGGTGGCCACCGGTGCTGAACTGTCGGCCATGCATGATGCGGCCGTATCGATGAACGACACCTTTGGCCGTCGCGCGTTTGTCATGGCGGCCTCGGCGGGCCTGTCGCTGAGTCCTTACCAGAGCTGGGCGGAATACCTGGTCGCACACAAGGCGATTCCCGCCGGCATTGCCGCGCACCGGGTGATGGTGGTGCCGCAGCTGCACGGCAATGACCTGGGCGTGTTGGCCGGTCGCCTGGCCAACGCGGCGGTGAGTATTGCCGACAGCCCGATGCGCGTGGCCACCGGTCCCGTGCTGGGCCTTGGGCCTGTTCCCGTCGATTCCGAAGGCGTGCCGCTGCCGTCCTCAATCCGCGCTGAGCTGGATAAGGCGCGTTTCTCCGTCTCCCAGACCTATGCCGATTACCCGGGCGTGTACTGGGGCGACGGCAACCTGCTGGACACCCCGGGCAGTGACTACCAGGTGATCGAGTACCTGCGCCTGGCCGACAAGGCCGCTCGCCAGGTGCGACCGCTGCTGATCCGCCGCGTCGGCGATCGGCGCTTGAACAACACCCCCAACAGCATGGCCGTGAACATCAACGCGCTGATGGCCCCGCTGCGCCGTATGGCCAAGTCGGTGAAGTTCGCCGGCGAGGTGTTCCCAGGTGAAATCGAGTCCCCCAAGGACGGCGATATCGTCCTGGTCTGGAAGAGCAAAACCGCCGTCGAGGCCTACATCAAGCTCAAACCCCACAACTGCCCGAAAGACCTCACGGCGAACATCGCCCTGGACCTTTCCAACGACGATTCGGAGTAACCCCGCATGTCACGTATTGGCGGCAAAAACTTTGACGTGAACCTGGGCGACCTGCTGATTCACGTCGAAAGCTGCACCCTGGACATCACCGACAACAGCGCCACCGCGCAAACCCGGGGCGTGCCTGACGGCTACGTTGACGGCGACGTGGCGGCGGCCGGTGAACTGGAGCTGGACTCGACCAACTTCAATCTGCTGATCGAAGCGGCGCGCACGGCCGGCAGCTTTCGCAAGCTCGAACCCTTCGATTCGGTGTTCTTTGCTAAGGCCGGCGATGAAGAACTGCGCATCGAGGCGTTCGGCTGCAAGTTGAAGGTATCGAGCTTGCTCAGCATCGATCCCAAGGGCGGCGAAAAGACCAAGCACAAGGTGCCGTTCGACGTCACCAGTCCGGACTTTATCCGCATTAACGGTGTGCCGTACCTGGATGCCAGCGAGATCGAGGGCCTGAGCTGATGGTCTGCCCGTTCGACCGCGCCCAGGTGCTGGAGCAACGCCAGCGTGAGCAGGCGATCGCCGCCCAGTTGGCCCAGCCGCGGCCGATCGGGCCAAGCCGCACACACTGCCGGGACTGCGAAAAGCCTATTCCGGAGAAACGCCAGGCCCTGGGCGGAATCATCCGCTGCACGCCGTGCCAATCCATTGCCGAGCGGAGCGACCGCCGATGAACAGTGTTCAACAATCTGCCGAGCCCGCATCTGAAGCCGCACGCCTCGGACGCCTTGAGCGGCAAATGGCGGTGGTCGAGCACCGTTTAGGTGACATCGAGGAGCGCCATGAAACGGTGCCGACACGCGTGACCAAACTGGAACAGCAGTTTGAACACATGGCGGGTCAGCTCTCTGAACTCAACGTCGGCCAGCAAGCATTGACCGTAGCCGTGAACGTGATCGGCTCCAAGGTAGGCCGCTTGTTGACCATCCTGACGTTGGTCGGGGCGGTGCTGCAAATGGCCGTGCCGGCGCTGCTGCGGGTGTGGTTCCCATGAGCCTGCGCGGCAAGATCGCCGCCGGCGCCATCGCCCTGGCCAGCTCCTCGCTGATGCTCTTTCTCGGCACCTGGGAAGGCGACGGCCAGAACGTTGTTTACGCCGACAAGCTGGCCCGTGGACTGCCGACCGTGTGCAAGGGCATCACCCGTTACACCAGCCCGTTTCCGGTCGTGGTCGGTGACTACTGGTCCGCCGCTCGCTGCGACCAGGTAGAGCAGCTGGTGATCCAGAAAGGGCAATTGCAGCTCGCCGACTGCATCACCAACCAGCAAGTGGGCCAGAACACCTTCGACGCCTTGACCAGCCACAGCCATAACGTCGGCGTGCCGAGCACCTGCGCCAGTCGCGCCGTCGGCTTGATCAACGCCGGTCGCATTGCGGACGGGTGCCAGGCCCTGGCCTGGGCGGCGGATGGCAAAACCCCTGTCTGGGCCTTTGTGACCAATGCCCAAGGCAAAAAGGAGTTTGTCCGGGGGCTGCATGCGCGGCGTTTGGCTGAAGCGGATTTGTGCAAGGGGGGCTTGTGATGCTGCGTGGCGCCTGGTTTCCCGTGGTGCTGTGCCTGGTGGCCTGGTTGGGTTTCGACCTGCTGGAAAGCCAGCGCGACACCGCCCGCCAAGAACGTGACAGCGCTCAGTCCGAGGCGGCCAGCCTGCGCGAAGCGGCGCGCCTCAGCGGCCAGATGCTGGCCGACCGTGACGCGATCGATCTGAAACGTACCCAGGAACTGAACCATGTACGCACTGAAAACGACGATTTGCGCCGCGCTGTT